TCTTGTAAAACTATTATTAACTGCGGCAGTATAATATGCAAATGGATTATCTGATTTCATCTCATTAAATTGTAATCCAATATAACTTAATTGCACTAATGCCTGGCCTCTCATTTCATCAATATAAGTATAACCTCTCCAGTTAGCTCTGTGACTATATCTTTCCACAAGTTTTAAGAACATATGGCCTAACTTGTTAGTGATTTTACCATGCTTACAATTAAATTGACCATTACTCAAGCCACCTTCCCAATGACTTCTAGCAACTTCTTTGACTTCATCTGACACATAGGCATAATGTTTAAAAGGAGGAAAATTTACCTTTGCTAAGAATTCTGCTTCTGTTTTGGGATTTTTCTTCCTGCCAGGTTCTTCTGGGATATGTTCCATGGTCATAACACGGAATACCAAATCCTCTACAGGAATACTTTTTGGGTCTACAGCAAATTCTTTCTGCTTGGGTTTGTTCTTATAATCCTTAGGATCATGAACTGCCATTGCGGCCTGATAAGCCTCTGATTGCATTTTTGCGGCTTTGTTTTCTCTTGCGGATTTTATACTGTTTCTGTTAATTTTTTTAACATCTTGCAGTATGATATCAAAATCTGCATATTTGTCATCTGCTAACCAGCAGTAACTCATTTTGCTTTTGTGAATTTCTTTTAGAATATCTTTATTATTAAGATAGTTTACTTTTTTAGGCTGTGCCATTAATAACTCTCCTCAAAATTATCGTTCATTTATATTGTGTTATTATACACATTACCTGTGTATTGTCAATTAATATTTAGTAAAAGTGGCCAATTAAAATATGTTTTAATGAAACAGATAAATACTAACACAGGAGATTTGTATGGCAGACTTTTTTAAAGCAGTAAACAGTAAAATTAATAACAAAATCGGCAAGGAGATGGGGAAACTTGATCCCAGACTTCAATCCATTGTGGGTGCCTTTTTTCCTGGTTTAGGTGGTGGAATAGAAAACTATCAGGATAATTCCTTTATGAGCTTAATGACTAATAGAGCTAATGAACTAAATCAGTCTGTTAATAATGCTGGTAATATAAAAGTTGTGTCTCCCGAAGGCTCCAAGCCAGGTAATGTCGATTGGAGAGCAAGACTTAGACCTAAAGATGCAGGTAGGGATAAAATTTACCAAACTGATACAAATGGTTTGTTAGGTCCTCTTAAGAAAACAGGTGGTCTGGTTTGGCAAGAAACACCTCTAATTTTCTTAGCAGGGTTAAACGAATATAATGAACATCTAATGCATGGAATGAATTATCCTGTAGTAACATATAACCATAGTAGACCTCCTATGCTACCAGTTACTGCTGATTTTTTTGCTAATGATGTGTATGAAGCACAATATCTATTAGCAGTTATACATTTTTGTAGAGCAGTGACCAAAGCATATTTTGGTGAAGCGGCAATTAATGATGGTGGATATGGTACACCACCGCCAGTTTTAATATTTGAATATATGGGAGACCATGGTTTTAATAAAGTACCAGTAGTTGTTAGAGACTACAACCTGCAATTACCAAATGACGTTGACTATATACCTGTAAAATCTAAAACAGCAGGTGGTGAAGGAGAACAAACAACGTATGTACCAGTAAGATTTAATTTACAAATAAACTTAACACCAGCATATACACCTAAAAAGGTTAGACAGAAATTTGATGTTGAAGCATTTAGAAATGGAAAACTTTATAAGGATGGATTTATCTAATGGCAAAATATAGCAGAAATTCATTTATACAAAATCCTAGAATTAGTGATAAACAATTTTTGGATATTAATACCATTCCAAAAATAACACCTTCAGTAAATGATAGTGTCTACACCATAGAACCAGATTATGATGAACGTCCTGATTTATTGGCATTTAAATTGTATGGCAGTTCAGAATTATGGTGGGTATTTGCCGTAAGAAATACTGATGTATTATACGATCCAATAAGAGATTTTAAAGCAGGTACAGATATTGTTTTACCATCAGAAGAATCTGTTATGAAAAGACTTTAAAGATTATGCCTACATTTAGACCTACACAATCAGAACTTTTATCCGCCCAACAAAGTTATCAAGAAACGGTAAGTGGATTAAGAGATTCCTATCAATCTGCTAGAGAAACTGTATTTAATAATGTGGATAATTTGCGAAGTTTATCTGACGCACAAGACTTTTTAAAAAATAATTCGGAATTATTTAACGTTTTAGGAAACGATGATATTGCTGAAATACAGAAGATATTTAAAAGTAAAACATCAGATTTTACACAATCAGCACTTGAAGATTTAGAATTAAGGAATAGTTTAGACGAGCTTGATCCACAAAATAATGAATCTGAGTATTTGGCGGCCGCCCAGCAAGGACAATATTTGCCTAACAGAGTTTCCGGTAATATTTTAGACAAGTATCATACACCAAATTATCATATCAGATTATTCATGATAGATAAACAAAAAGTTATCGAAATGCACAACACACCTAATGACGATCCAAAAAATACTATTGGCTTCGACATTGCCCTTCAAGACCCTAGTAATGAAGTAGTTATAGCACAAACAGGTGTTACTGATTTAACTATTGATAATTTAAATCTAGAGCATTTCAACAATGATGGCACAGAATATGATGTTAATAAAAACAGAAGTGTTGCAACAACGGTAACATTTGACATAACAGAGCCAGGGTCTGTATCATTTTTAGACAGACTTGCGGCCGCAAAAGTTTATTGTGGGTATACAGAAACTATAGTAGACACAGCAGAAGGCCAATCACTTGGTCTTTCTGGTTCAACTGATCCTTCACAAGCAGTATCAAGTAATATACCTTTCTATTTAGAGATCACATTTAAAGGTTATCCTGATGAGACAATTGATGATGCACCTAATAATAAACCTAGTGATCCGCATATGATAGGTCGTCCATTCGTGTATGAATTAGGATATTTGAAATTCGATATGGAAATAACTCCAGAAGGTTCCACGTATCATTGCTCTGCTCACATCATGGACAATGTTGCACAATTTAAAAAATATCATACATTTCAAACAGAAATAGTAATTTCTGGAAGTAGTATTACGGAACTGTTAGAAGCCCTACAGAGATCATTAAATAGCCAATTAACTACAGAAAATAATACTGAAGGAACATCAGGATCTACAAACACAGATAATTCTGGAAATACAACTGATGATACTCTGTCCAAAGCAAAAACTGAATATATTATAAACTATGAGGATATGTTTTATAAAAAAGATTTTAAAGCCGGAGAAGGAGATAATCCTGATAATGCTCAAGATCAAAGAACTACTACAGGAAGATATTTAGACAGAATCTATATAGATCCAGACAGAGTTACACCTATAAATTTTGCAGACGCACCAGAATCCTATCAAACAAAATTTGCAGACAGATTTGGTGGCCAGGATGCGCCAACAAAACCACAAGATAGTTCTACTTTCGGTTCTTATACTCCACCAGATGGTTTGGCCGGTGGTGACATATTTTTAGATGATCCATTAAGCGGTGACCAAATTGCTAATACAGACATAAGCCAATTAGATGAAAGAAATATGGATAGAGTTAGAACAATCTTGTCTGATAAATCTTCAGTTTCCTTAAGGTTTCCCAAAGGTAATAATGTTCAAGATGCCTTGATAACAATTATGGGTCTGAGTTACGATTTTATGCAAAATGCCACCAGACTAAAGGATTTAGAAAACCCCGAAAAGGGTGTTGACATGAAGAAAACTTTTGTAGGTTGGTTTACTATAGGCAATTCTATAAATTTTGACTATAGCAAATTTGATCCTAAAAAAAGACAATATAAAGCCAGAGTTGAATATAGTCTTTTACGAGTTCAATCTCCCAGGACAGACATAGGATTGACTTCTAGTTGTATGGCACCACTTACAAATTTAGAAATTGTAACAGATAGAATTACCGAATTAAAAATTCAAAAAGAATATCTTTATATGTTTACAGGCTTAAATGACCAAATAAAAAGTTTAGATCTTAAATTTGATGAGGCCTTTGCATTAAGAGTACCATATTATGGATTAAGAAATCCTGTAGCTCAATTGGCTTATGCTCATGCTAACAGCAAAACATTAGATGAAGCAGAAAAAGAAAATCCGCTTTTAACAAGTCCTAATGAAAAACAAAAAGCAGAAGCTCAAAAAGCCACAATAATAGATTTTTTAAATGATGTAAAATCACAAATAGATAGTGGAAAAAATATCCTACAAACTGCTATAGGTAATGTAGTAGATGGTTCTACTGGAAGTGGTTTTACAAGGGAGTTTGTGGAAAGTGCATTAAGCGGACAAAATGCGGCAAACGAAGATGCGTTGGTCGAAGCCATTGCGGCTGATGAGGTATTTAGAGAAGCAATAAATCAGGAACTGGTCAGAAACAGAATTGCTTCACAAACTGGAACTCCCACAGAAAGTGATACACAGGAAAGTACGCAAGAAGAAGACGAAAGAGATATTAATATACCTGTATTTTCTTCACAATTGGTACCGGGTCTAGAAGGTCCAGGTGACGACTCCAGAATCGCAGAAAGATTTGCATCTTTTATGAACGCTCAAGAAGTATTTGACTCTAGAGCTTTAGTTTCAGGAGCCACATCAACAATTAATGTTGATACTACATCAACAAATCAAAAAAGTTACTCTCAGGCAGTTGAACGTGGTTCTATTAGAGCTATGGCATTCTCACATTTAATGTCTCAACATGCTGGTGCTAGTAGCAGTATGCAATTGGTTATGGAAATAAGGGGTGATCCTTGGTGGTGGGGTAAGAAAAATTTTTATGATCTAGATAAAACAGCAGACAGCAACGAATATATTTCAGATCTAGAAGGCGCCTATGCAGACAGTGGTGGACCTGTAATTTTATTAATGATAGAATCTCCAAGGAAATTAGACTTTAATGTAGATGACGAAGACGCAAATACTGGACTATATAATTTTGGTCACTTAAATTACACTATGAGCGGTGTGTATCGTTGTACACGATGTGAATCAACATTGGCTAACGGTGAATTTTATCAGACATTGAGTTTGGTTAAAGCTCAAGAGTATGATGTATCTAAAATAGAACAAGTTAGCACTTTGGTTCAGGCCAGAATAGATGAATGGGCAGATACTATTCAAAATACAGACGGTGGAGCACCTGGAACTTTGTCTGGTGTTTTAAACTCTTCAGGTATTGAAGGTGTTGATATGCCAACAGGAAGTGATTTACTGAATCCTGATTTTAACCCTTTTGCAGATGTACAAGTACAAGCCATACCAGTAGATAACAGATCAGGATTACAAAAAGGATTGATTTATAGTCCAATCACAGGAAGAAAATATTAAACATGTGTGTAAATACGCATGGAGGAAAATAAATGGGAAATTCATATGAAGATAGTGGAGGAGCAGGAGATTATAAACTTGCTGAAACTGTTAAAGATTTAGAATTTTCCGGCATATATTCAGGTGTAATCAGAGATACTGCTGACTATCACAGACAAGGAAAGCTCAAAGTTTTTGTATCAGCCTTGGGTGCAGAAATGACTTCCAAAGCAGATTCATCAAGCACACTAGGTCCTGGTGAAGTAATGGCAAAATGGTCCTCACCATTTTTAGGAAAAACAGAAGAAGTAGGTGGATCAGATCTAGATCATAGATCATATGAGCAAACATCTAAATCATACGGCATGTGGATGGCACCACCAGATAGAGGTGTGCTGGTTCTGGTTGCATTTGTAAACCATAATCCAGATGATGCTTATATTTTATCCTGCATAGGCGGTACAGAATGGCAAGGACATATGATGCCTTCTATACCAGGGAGTTTACTAAATTACGGCAAAGGTGGTGCAGGTATCAATTTACCTGTAGCAGAAAAATCCACCATAGACCCAGTAACAGGCCAGGAGGGTACAGATACACCTAGACCTGTTCATCATGACTTAGCAGAAGCATTAGTAAAACAGGGTTTAATTACTGACAAAGTCAGAGGTACTGCAAGACGTGGAGTTAGGTCGTCAGATACATCAACAACATACGGAATTTTAACACCAGGCCCATTAGTAAATTCTGAAGAAGAAGGAAAAGGAAACCCAAAACACAGAATGGGCGGACATACATTTGTAATGGACGACAGTCGTGATAGTAGACATATAAGATTAAGAAGTGCAGGTGGCAATCAGATATTATTAGATGACAATGAGGGTATAGTTTATATTATTAACAAACCTGGAACTGCATGGGTAGAGCTTTCTAAAAATGGCGGTATAAGTATTTTTGGAGAAGCCGATATAAGTTTAAGATCCAAAGGAAACTTCAATTTAAGAGCAGACAAAAATGTAAACATAGAAGCAGGAAAAAATATTAGACTTAAAGCCGCAGGTGATATGAAAGAAGGTGAATATGTAGGCATGCCAGAAGGCTATGCCTCTGGAATTCATAAAGGTCCTGCTGGTGTTGGTGGTGATATAAGATTAGAGTCTGTTGGAGCAACATCTGTTTTAGCAGGAACAAACACAGTTTTAAATGCTAAAAACGGTGATGCCAGTGTTAAAGGTGCAAATAAAATAAATCTAGATGCTAGAAAAATTAATATAGTATCTACAGTTAGACCTGCTCCTGTAGGAGACCCAGATGTCTTTGGCGGTGTAACAATAGAAGCATTGGGTGGTCCATTGGGATTATTAGGAACTACTGGTTTAAACCTGGTTGGTACAGCAGGTATAGGACTAGCAGGTGTGCCTATATTATTAAACTCTCCACCAGGTGTTGCAGGTATACCTCCACTTAAAGGAACACCAGGTCCGTCTCTTAAACCATTAAACATGCAGGATTTAACAGATTTATCCAGTACACCACCTGAATATGATCGTGACGGTGAAAATATTTTGCCAGGTGGTGGTATAAGAGAGGACGGTGCAACTATTAGCACTATTGTAGGAGAAATGCTTACAGCAGAACCATACGCAGGTCATTATAAGTCCGATGCGGCCGCAGATGCTAATCAGTACGGAATGAGTGAAGACTCGTCTGCAGACACAGACCCAAATGCACAGCCTCCAGGAGACAGCAACGACCCATTTGCAGGCTATAAAGCAGAAGTAAAACAGATCATGAACGAAGTTGTGCAAAAACGTGTTCAGGATGATCAGAAAAAACTTGATGATCTTTTAGGTAGTTTTCCATTTCCTATACCTGGTCTTGAGGCACTTAAAGAACAGGCAGGTGATAAAGCAAATGAAATAATGAGTAATTTTAATGTTGCAGGACTTAAAGGAAATTTAAATGCATTATTAAATTACGAAGAATATCTCAAAGGTTTAATTATGCCAAGTTTTAGTTTTGATATACCCACATTATCAGATTTACTAGCAGGAAAATTTGGTTATGCATTACAATTACCAGATTGGATGGCTGAAACAAAAGCAATGATTTTAGATGTACAGAATAGACTGACCGAATTGCAAAAATACATGCAAAATCCAGCCGCCGCTTTAGGTAATATGGCCAACCAAGCAATAGGAGAAGTTTCTGGTGAATTAGGATTAGATAATATGAACAGTATAGGTGATGTGAGTGGCCTAGCAAGTAATGTTATGAAACAAACAGGATTAACAACCGGCCAATTAAATCAAAAGGTTAGTGATATTGCAAATAGCATAACCAAAGGTGCAAACGAAAATGAGGGAGGTGGTGGCTAATGAGCGGTCCTGGAAAATTAGAAATATTAGAAAAAATAATTACAAAATTTGTAGAAAAAGGAATAACTCCTGTGTTTGATGGTCCTAGCATTATATTAATAGACAAATCAGGAAATAAACTAGTAGATTTCACAAATGGTTTGGGACCTATAGGTTCCGATTTAACAATGATGACCAAATTAGAAGAAGCATCAAGTGTTGTGAAGGCATTAGTTAGAGTACCGCTAAGTGATAATCAAATGTTAGCAATAACAAGTTTTTGCAGTCATATAGGTGGCGAAAATTTTGGTAGAAGTGGTGTTTTGCGTCAACTTAATAATAAAAATTATGTGTTAGTACCAGAAGCATTACTACGATGGAGAGTGGGCTCTGCAAATCCTAACGAACCAGCAGAAGTAAGACTGGATTTTCAACACAGAAGAGAGTTCGAATCAGAACTGTTTACAACACCAGATATTGTAAAAATAGATTTTAACATAGAAGGTGAAAACAAAGCAACATGGAAACAACTTACTGCCAGGTTAAAAAAGAGAAAACGAGAAGCAATGGGTGTTTTATTAGAAGGTCAGGTTAAAGGAAATTATTTGGAGTTTGGTGACTTGTCAAAACTTATAAACAATGGCCCTTCAGACCTAACAGGTAAAAGTCAAGACACTGATAATTAATCTTTTATAAATTTTTTAAGATCAGCATTTTCAACAAGTAATCTGTACTTTTGTTCTTGTTCTTCAGCAACTGCTTTTTCCAATAATTCAATATGAGCTCTTAGAGAGGCACATTCATTATTTTTATTAACTAGCATAACTCTTAGTTCTTCTTCTAGTGTGTTATTTAAACTATGTACTACTTCCATATTATTCCTCAAATATTATTTTTTGTAATAAGTTTGTTACGTTGTTATTTAACAAAACAGCACTATGTCCTGCTTCTATAAACGTATTTTCAGACATTTTGAATTTAGGTGGAGTTGCACTTTGACTATCACAATCTATCATACCGTCATTTGCCTTACCGCCTAAACCTGCTACAGGGTTGGCACCTTTTGTACATACTATATTAGTATGGGCTCCTGCATACCTTTTTTCCTGTAAGAGTGCTAAAACTTCTGCACCAGGTCTGGTATTCTGAAACATTTTGGAGTTTCTCCAAAAATATCCAAAAATTCTTGCTACAGGAGTGCCCATCCAGGGAGTTGCTATTGTAATTAAATGCTTAATTTTGTTTGGATATACACTAACATACCAGGCCGCCAGTAACCCTCCAAAACTATGCCCTACAAAATACACTGGTTCTTTGCCGAATTCACGTTCTTTTTGTAGCCTGATCATTTCTACTACATCGAAGGGATCATCTTCCATACTGTATTCTGGTGTTAAAATCCTATGTTCTGGTAATTTTAGTGTGTAATAATTAAAATTATCAGCACAAGCATTAGCACCATGTATGTAAATCACGTTTTTCATATTGCCATTATATACTACATTTTTTTCTTTGTCAAGCCATTATAACTTGTTTTAATGAATATGATAAATAAAGGTATGGCGACAACATTCAGAGGATTTAATACTGTAGACAATATTAGAGCACCTTACTCATTGTATGATGTTGAGTTAGTTAAGAGGGATCTCCTTAATGAGTTTTATACTAGGCAGGGAGAAAGATTAATGAGACCAAACTTTGGTAGCATTATATGGGACCTTTTAATGGAGCCCGAAGACGAAGCAACTGAAGAAGACATCAAAGCAGACATTGAAAGAATAGTTGCAAAGGATCCTAGAGTGGAGTTAAAAAGCACAGTATTATATATTTCAGACCATACAATAAGGGCAGAAGTAATTTTAAACTATGTGCAAACTAATACAGACGACATGTTGTTTTTAGAGTTTGTAAATAATAGTGGTATCGAGTAAAAATGGCATATTCAGAAAGACAAAATAATTTATTTGCCGCGGAAGATTGGAAAGTTGCATATAAAGTATTCTCTAATATAGATTTTACTTCATATGATTTTAATACTTTACGCCTGTCAATGGTAAGTTATATCAAACAAAATTATCCAGAAAATTTTAATGACTATATAGAAAGTTCAGAGTTTATTGCAATTATAGAATTGTTGGCTTTTGTGGCTCAATCATTAGCATTTAGAATGGACCTTAACAGTAGAGAAAACTTTTTAGAAACTGCTGAAAGAAGAGATTCAGTATTTAAACTAGCAAGGATGTTAGGGTATTCACCAAGAAGAAGAATACCAGCGTCTGGACTCGCAAAAATAGTTGCCATTAGTACATCAGAACCTATTACAGATAGCCTAGGCAATAATTTGGCAGGTAAACCTATTTTTTGGGCAGACGCCAATAATGCTGATGCTTATGAGCAATTTATTACAGTATTAAATAGTGCTTTGTCTACTTCTAATAGATTTACTTCACCTGCAAAAGAAGGCACAGTTGGTGGTATTAAAACTGAAGTATATAGGATATTAAAAAGTTTAAACAGTCCTTTAGCATTTGGCTTTACTTCACAAGTAGCAGGTTCAAGCAGAAATTTTGAAATTGTAGATGCTGATTTTTACGATAACCAATACTTTTATGAAAGGCATCCTGACCCCATAAACAGTTTTGGATTAATTTACAGAAACGATGGTAAAGGTCAAAACAGTATAAATTCTGGATTTTTTATGATGTTTAAACAGGGTCAACTTAAATCCAAAGACTTTAATTTTACAGCACCATTACCAAACAGAAGTCAGGATGTAGGTGTAGTTGGCATCAACCAAACAGATTTATGGGTGCAAGAAATAAGAACATCAGGTTCTATTATAAACAAATGGTCTAGAATTCAAAATACAGTAGGACAAACAATAAATTTTAATGCTCAACAGCAAAACACTAGAAATTTATATGCGGCAGAAACATTACCTAACGATGATGTTAGGTTAAAATTTACTGACGGTAATTTTGGTAAAATACCCACAGGTGTTTATAGAGTATGGTACAGAACTAGCGACGGTGAAAACTATGCTATTAGACCAGCAGACATGGATAGAAGAACTGTAACAATTCCTTATGAAAACAAAGAAGGAAAAATTTACAATTTAACAGTCACATTTAGTTTACAATCAACTGTAAACAATGGACTTCCTACTGAAACTGTAGGAAACATAAAAAGAAATGCTTCGCAAATCTATTATACACAAAACAGAATGGTTAGTGCTCAGGACTATAATGTTTTTCCATTTAGTAAAAGTAGTAACATTCAAAAGTTAAAAGCAGTTAATAAAACACATGCAGGTCATAGCAGATACATTGACATCAATGACCCTACTGGAACTGTTCAAAACATTGAATTATATGGAGACGATGGATATCTTTATAAAGAATATAGTACAACCTCCTCAACAACTGTAGTAAGTCCTAATAATACTGCTAATAATTTTGTGGTAAATAAACTGCCTGAATTGCTTAAAAATCAGGCATTAAATAATTTCTTATATGAAACTGCTAGAAAAAATTGGGTTGATTTTAAAAACAATTCCTTTGATTTAGAAAGTTTGGATATTACATGGAGGCCGCTACCAGTAACTAATGAAGGTGCCACAGGTTATATGACTGAAACAACCAGTGTAACATCGTCTGGTTCAGAGTCTGTTTTAACAAATAACTATCTAACATTTAAACAAATTCAGGAAAACAACTTTATTAAATGGGTAAATCCAGACAATGTTGCTGACTATAAATGGGTAAGAATTACCAGAGAAGAAAATGCTGGATTACTTACAAGTGGTTTAAGTACAGCGGTAGGCCCATGGACCTTAAGTGCAAGTATTCCTGCAGGATGGAAAGCACATGAAGTAATTGTGTCATTAAGAAAAGAACTTCAGGGAACTGAAATTATAAGTGTTCAATCACAAATAGAAAACAAGAAAACATTTGGATTAGGATATTCTCCTGCTTATGTAGATACTAATTTATCTGCAGATACTTGGTATATAATAGAAAACGAAAATTTAGATAAAACATCAGACTATGATGCAGTTGATACAGGAAAAACCACAGGTAATCCTATTGACAGTAGTTGGTTATTATTATTTACATTTGTGCCTATTAATGAAAGTTCTTACAAATATGAAATAACCCTAAGAGGTGAAAATTATATTCTTCAAAGTAATAGCGATATAAAATTTTACAATATTAATAATGTAAAAGTTGTTGATACAAATAATAAATCCAATATGGATAAAATTAGTATCACAACACTTAATAATAAACCAGGAAGTACTGAAAGATTTAGGTGGTATAATAGTAATCCTAGTTTTGATAGTTTGAATGATTCTTGGTATAGTGAAGAAACTGGAGCATTTACATCACCAACTGCTAGTTCATATAACATAGGACTACCATTAAGGTCTAGAGATACCAAATGGTTTGATGTTGGATTCCAATGGGAAAGTAATTTTGGTATAATGAGAGTACCAACAAACAATACTCCAACAGATATTATAAACTTAGATACTTTTGTAAACGATACTAAAATTACACTAAACACATATTATGATGATGGTACTGCGGCCGCCCTTACAACTAATGTAACCATTGCAAATAACATAGGTACAGTATCTAAAATACCTGGCAATATTACGATACCATTTACAAATACAACATTTGGTTATAATATTATTAACAGTGAAGGTAACGTAATGTATAAACAATACAATACGGGTACAGCAACAGTAGAAATTTTCCATGCCAACAGCAGTGGTGTTACACACAGTTTTGGAGTAGGCGGAGCAAGTCATAATGCAAGTTCACTTGGAAGATTAATTTTAGCAAACGTGGATGTTAATACACAATCAGGTAATTTAGTATATACCGAACTACAAAATCAAAATTATCTAAATGCTACAGACAGTAGCGGAAAAACTTTTGTAGATAAAATAGTAGTAAGTTATGAAAATTATAAAGACAGATTAGATAGAAATATTGATTGGCATATTATAGGTACATATAAAGAACCAGACGGGTTTACTGACAATTCAAAGGTACTTGTAGCACCATACGATACTGATAACGACTTAGTACCAGATAGACCGTTACAATTTTCTGAATTCGTAGACTCTAACGATTTAGTATTTTTTGAAAAATACGATGATTTTGATGGCTATACTTACGAAAGATCTTCTAAAGGTGAAATATTAGACTACAGAGGAGAAACTGTTTTAATTAGAGAAGATAATAATAATACTTTAAGCCCAGATACATACGATAATCCTCAATCATTTACAAATACATCCTGGATAGTAGTTGACAATTATGATATGGTTACCTCTTACCT